AGTGTGTTACTGATAGCGACATGTATTTTAAGTTTGTTGTCGCTACTCAAGACGATTTTGCAGAAGTTAAAAGGGCTGTTGAAGAGTATCGTAGCGCCGGGGTCGAGTGTCCGGTATATCTTATGCCGCTTGGAGGACGCAGTGAAGAATACGTTCTCAACGTTAAAGACGTGGCTGAAGCGTGTATGGCAGAAGGATGGAGATTTACCCCCAGACTCCATATCAGCCTATTCGGAAATGCCTGGGGAACATAGTAGAGATATGGACGCATTATACGATATAAAAAAAGAAACTAACGAACAGTTAGATAAAGCAATGAAGGCACCTATTGATCAAGATAGGATTAGAAAGGCAGGATGGTAAGGCATGGACTGGAAAGATAAAATAAAAAAAGCAGTAGGCATTAAGCCTAAAGAAACAAAAGAACCTACTTCAGAAGAAGTAAGACGCAAGGCTTTAGATACAGAGAAAGCAGAAGCAACTAAAAAAGGTGAACCTTGGGTTGCAGTATTAGATACACAAGTAAATCCAGATAATATTCGTAACGGGTTCTTTGAACTAGATTGGAACAATGAGTTTATTGAGCAACTTATTGATGCAGGATATTCAGGAGAAACTAACGAACAAATAGTTGATGCATGGTTTAGAACTATTGTATCGCAAATGCTAGAAGAAGAAGGACAAGATCCTAAACGTGATGCAGGTTATATTAACGTAGTTCCAATTGATAAAGGCAAAAGTGAAATATCATAATGCGAGACGATCTAATGGTCCAACAACAAGTGGACAATGTATGGCAACACATGGTTGGAGTCATATGCTTAAATTTAACTAATCGTAAACAAGTTAAAGCAGTACTACCAAAGTTCTTTAAACGTTGGAGTACACATGATTCTTTAGTACACGCAACACGCAGAGAAATCGAAGAAGTAATTGAACCTTTAGGTATGAAACACGTTCGGGCAGAAAGACTGTATCGAATGAGTGAACAATTTAAAGACTGGGACGGGGAAGATGCCACAGAATTATATGGCATAGGTAAGTATGGTTCAGACAGTTATGAACTATTTTACAAGAAAAGAATACCAGAAAATGTTGGTGATCACGAACTAAAACGGTATATTCAAGAAGAATTTTGTGGTTGACAACAGCCAGATTTAGTGTTACAATAGTACTATAATTTATACAAAGGCAAACTTATGGCAACTTATATTCTAGTAGACACTGCTAACACATTTTTTCGTGCTAGGCACGTAGTACGTGGTAGCATAGATGATAAAGTCGGTATGGCGTTCCACATTACACTTAGTGGTGTTAAGAAGGCATGGCGTGACTTTAATGCAGATCATGTTGTGTTTTGTTTAGAAGGACGTAGTTGGCGTAAAGACTTTTATGAGCCTTACAAGCGAAACAGACAAGAAAGTCGTGATGCACTTAGTCCTGCACAAGCAGAAGAAGATAAAGTGTTTTGGGAGTGCTTTGATGAGTTTAAGGACTTTGTTACAGACAAGACTAACTGTACTGTTATGCGACATCCTGAACTAGAAGCAGATGATCTTATTGCAGGTTGGGTACAAGCACACCCTAATGATACACACGTTATTATTAGCACTGACGGTGACTTTGCACAACTTATTGCACCTAATGTAAAACAGTACAATGGCATACAAGACGTAACAATTACACACGAAGGTTACTTTGACAAGAAAGGTAATCATGTAATTGACAAGAAAACTAAAGAGGCTAAGCCTGCTCCTAATCCTGCATTTATGTTGTTTGAGAAATGTATGCGAGGCGACACTAGTGATAATGTGTTCAGTGCATATCCTGGTGTAAGAACAAAAGGCACTAAGAACAAAGTAGGCCTTAACGAAGCATTTGCAGATAAAGAAACAAAGGGCTTCAACTGGAATAACATGATGTTACAACGTTGGGTAGATCATAACGGTGAAGAACATCGTGTACTAGATGACTATCAACGTAATGTTATTTTGTGTGACTTAACTGCACAGCCTGGTAACATAAGAAGTATTATTAACGATGTAATTGAAGATCATATGACTCCTAAAGAAGTACAACAAGTAGGTATGCGTCTTATGAAATTCTGTGCTAAATGGGATATGCAACGTATTGCAGACCAAGCACAATATTACGCAGAACCATTACAAGCGAGGTACCCACAATGAGTATAAAAGCAAAAGAAGTCCTTAAAGGTAAATTTTGGATTGTAGAAGAAAACGGCAGTAAGGTCGGTACATTAAGTGCCGCCGAAGAGTGTTATACATACTCCTGCGGTCAAGGTACTACAGTGTTCGGAGACTTTAAGCAACTAAAAAAACACTTAGGTAAAATTACTTGGAGTACTGCTGATGATAAAAATACATCAGAATATGAAGTACATGGGTATCCAACTAGTTGCGAACCTTTCAATCCAATGTATGATGTAAAAAATAAATTACCTTTGTTTAGCAAAAGTAATAAATCAAAAAGTTTATACTGTGCAGGATATTACTGTATTCAATTTGAAAAAGGTTGGGTTAAGAGTTTTTGTCCTAAACAAATTACAATTGAACGATACAACTATAGCGGTCCATTTAAGACTGATATAGAAATGAGAACGGAGTTATCACGTGTCAACGCAAAATCCTCTTAATACTGCACCTATTCAGCAGTTTATCCAACAGGTTAAACAGGCTGATTCTGGACAGGCAAAAGAAGTAAAACTTACTTTGCAACAGGCAAAAGGATTAGCATTTACACTAGGAATTGTAATGTCTAGGATACAAGGTGATATGGAAAAATTTGTAAAAGAAAATGCAAGTAAAGAAGAAACTGTCGAAGTACAAATGGATGGTGGGAATAACTGGTAAGGATATATGGCTAGAAGAAACAAACTTGAAAGAAAACTAGACGAGTATAATCATACTATGGAACTAATAAGAACTATAGTACCTATTGCCGTTTTAGTTTTACAAGTAATCATCTTATTAAGGATATTATAAAATGGATGAACAAGATGCAATGTGGGAAACATTCGATACACTAGTACCTGAAGAAAGTTGGGTACCAACTGCACAAGACAAATGGTTAATTGATAAAATAGCAAAAGTTTTAAAAGAGATAGCATGACAACACACGCAATGATTGATTTAGAAACACTTGATGTTTTACCAACTGCAACAGTATTAACTATTGGTGGAGTTAAATTTGATCCAAATGCAATTAAAGAAACTACCCAACATTTATACTATAGATTTGATGTTGATGAACAATTAAATAAAAATCGTACAACTTCTGAAAGCACACTTAATTGGTGGGCTACACAAGCAGAAGATGTTCGCGAAGAAGCATTAGGCGATGCAGATAGAACACCAGTTATAGATGTATTAAAAGCATTAAACAAATGGTGCGTAGGTGTTGATACTATTTGGTGTCAAGGTCCTGCATTTGATATTGTAATATTAGAAGATATGTTTAGGCAATGGGATCATCATCTTCCTTGGCCGTTTTGGAAAATTAAAGACAGTAGAACTTTGTTTGGTATTATGCCAACAGACCCACGTAAAGAAATAAAATTTGCGGCACACAATGCATTAGAAGATTGTAAAGTACAGGCGTTATGTGTGCAACAGACTGTGAAGAAACTAGGTTTACAACTTAGATAACTGCTACTATAACTTCTTAAAAGAGATAAATATATGCGTATATAATTAAAAGGAAGTACGCATGAGTAGACCAAAACCTACGGTATTACTAGAATACGTTAATAAGAAAACATATCGCAGTGAACAAGTATTAGAAGCAGAAGCCATTTGGGCCGTTTTTCATAAAGACAAACCTTTTAATTTAAAAAGTTCAAATATGTTAACTAACTACCCTGGTCCTAAATATAAGAAAACAAGTTTTTCTAATCCAGGTCATGCACACAATTTAGCAAGTAAATTAAATGAAATGTTTAATTGTAATGAATTTACTGTTTATAAATTGAGTACAGGCGAAGTAGTTAACGAAGAATGAAGAAAGAAACATATACAAAAATCTTTCTAAAACAAGCCGACATTGCTATATCAGATGTAACTATGAAAGAGTACATGTCTACATTATGGCAAAATACTAGGTCTAAAGACGAAGGTGGATTACGTCTTACTGATGCAGGTATTGAATTTTTAAAATCTAAATTAGACTTATCCACATACGAAATTCCTTTTCCAAAAGATTTTGAACTTACAACTAACACTATAATTTGGTTAGACCAATTTATTGATTGCCCTTATTGGTTATGCAAATATAGTATAGAAGTAACGGACGAAAAGAAAGCCATGGAACTACATCTTTTCAGCGGAGATGTAAAAAAGTACGGACTTACCAAAGCATTAAGTAGACAAAAAACCTAACCAAAATAGGTTGACTTTCCTCATAACCTATGTTATTATATATACATACTAAGAAATTAAGTATGGCACTGATACAAACAAACGAGGAATATAACATGGAATCTGTAGTACGCACTGTTACTCCAAATGGAGCAAAAAAAAGTATTATTAGGGCATTCAAGAAAAAGCGTCCTATCTTTTTGTGGGGTCCTCCAGGTATTGGAAAATCTGATATCGTAGGGCAAATCACAAATCAACTTAAAAATTCACATCTTATCGATGTTCGACTATCACTTTGGGAACCAACTGATATTAAAGGTATTCCATATTATGCGGCAAACGATAATACAATGGCTTGGGCTCCGCCAGCAGAACTTCCAACAGAAGAGTTTGCAAAGAAGTTCGACTATATTGTTCTTTTCTTAGATGAAATGAACTCTGCGGCTCCGGCAGTACAAGCGGCGGCATATCAATTAATTCTAAACAGACGTGTTGGACAATATAAATTGCCCGATAATGTTCTTATTGTAGCGGCTGGTAACCGTGAAGCAGATAAAGGTGTTACTTATAGAATGCCTGCTCCACTTGCTAATCGTTTTGTACACTTAGAGTTGGCTGTTGACTTTGATGATTGGTTTGCTTGGGCAGTAGATAACAATCAACATACTGATGTTGTTGGTTATCTTACTTTTAGTAAGAAAGACTTATACGATTTCGATCCAAAGTCTCCTTCACGTTCATTTGCAACACCACGTAGTTGGTCGTTTGTTTCTGAACTACTTGAAGATGACGATGACGAAACTACAACTACTGATTTAATCAGTGGTTCAGTTGGTGAAGGTTTGGCTGTTAAATTTATGGCGCACCGTAAGGTTGCCGCTAGTATGCCTAACCCAACTGACATACTTGCAGGTAAAGTTAAAGAAATGGGCACTAAAGAAATCAGTGCCATGTATTCCTTGACAGTGTCCTTATGCTATGAACTTAAACAAGCGTCAGATAAGAATGACAAAAAGTTTGACGACATGGTTAATAACTTCCTGCGATTTGCGATGGATAACTTCGAAACAGAACTTGTAGTTATGGGTATTAAAGTTGCTATTACACAATATCAACTTCCAATAGATCCAGACGAAGTTGCATGTTTTGATGAATTCCACGAACGTTTTGGCAAGTACATTAGTGCCGCCAGTAACTAAATCATTAAAGGGTAGGGTTCGCTCTACCCTTTTTTGTTACCAAAAGCGGTTGACTAATAGCGTAAATATGTTATTATGTAAGTATAGTAATGAAAAGGACATGGCATGGGCTTAGATACTAAAGGATTCAAACCAGTAGAATTATCCCCCGAAGAACTTGCAGTAATGCGTGAAGAAGTTCATGATAGGGTTATTGTAGCACGAGTAGGTCTTTTACTAAGACACCCTTTCTTTGGTAACATGGCCACACGTATGCGAGTACAAAATTGCGATGATTGGTGTCCTACTGCCGCAACAGACGGTCGTAACTTATACTACAACACACAATTTTTTAACATGCTATCTAATAAACAAATTGAATTTGTTATAGCACACGAAATATTACATTGTGTATTTGACCATATTATACGTAGAGATGATCGAGATCCTCGTGTATATAATATTGCATGTGATTATCTTGTTAACAATTTATTGGTACGTGATAAGATAGGCGAAGTAGTAAATCAAATACAAATCTTTCAAGACTTTAAATATGATGGCTGGATATCAGAAGAAGTATATGATGATATTAAAGACAAATATGATGACGAAGAATTAGAAGCACTCGGAGAACTTTTAGACGAACACATTGATTGGGAAAAAGACGGAGATGAAGAGGGTGAAGCAAACGGTGGAAAACCTAATGCTAGTGGCGGTAAAGATAAAGAAAAGAAATCTAAACGTCCTAAATATAGCAAAGAAGAATTAAAAAAGATACGTGATGAAATAAAAGAAAGCATGATTACATCTGCTCAATCTGCAGGTGCTGGTAACACACCGGGCGAAATTGCACGTATGATTAAAGAACTTACAGAGCCTAAAATGAACTGGCGTGAGTTACTTCGTCAACAAATACAATCAACTATTAAAAGTGATTTTACATTTAGTCGTCCTTCACGTAAAGGTTGGCACACTGGTGCAGTATTACCTGGTATGAACTTTATGGATACAGTTGATCTTTGTATTGGTATTGACATGAGTGGTTCAATTGGTAATCAGCAAGCACAAGACTTCCTAGGTGAAGTAAAAGGTATTATGGACGAATACAAAGATTATAAAATTAAATTATGGTGTTTTGATACTGCCGTATATAATGAAGAAGACTTTAGTGCAGATGGTGGTAATGACTTAATGGACTATGAAATTTTAGGTGGCGGTGGCACTGATTTTGATGCTAACTGGACCTATATGAAGCAAAACGATATACAACCTAAAAAGTTTATCATGTTTACAGATGGTTATCCATTTGGTAGTTGGGGAGACGAAGATTATTGTGATACTATTTTTGTTATCCACAGTCACCGTGATAAAAACTTACAGGCGCCATTTGGGATGACTGCACACTATGAAGAATCTGCTTAAAGCACCAAATCCGAATAATATTTTTAAGATAAGAAATCCTAAAGTACTTCCACCACATTTTGAATATGCTGATGTAGAAGTGCTTTACAACCTAGAATCCGCAATACAGGAATGGATTAAAGATAATTTAAAAGGAAGGTTCATTGTTACGAAATCAGCGAATCCTTCACGTTCATCAACTGCCCTTAGGATAGGGTTTGAAGATGGCAAAGAACTAAGTTATTTCATGTTAGCCTGTCCACTTTTGCGGTACAAATAAATAAAGTACGCATATATATAATATAGGAGTAAATAATGAGCGATACAAAAGACACAGTACAAGACGAACCTACTGTAGATGCCCCAGCAACTGCACCAGCAGATGCACCGGCGGCTCCACAAGCAGGCGCAGACTTGTCAGTACAAGACCTCCAAGGACTTAAAACAATTATCGACGTTGCAAGTTCACGTGGAGCATTTAAGCCGAATGAAATGATGAGTGTTGGTCAAGTTTATGGCAAACTTGAAGCATTCCTTTCAGCGGTACAACAACAGCAAGCACAACAGGCACCGGCAAAAGCGGAACCTGGAACAGGAGCGTAATATGGCTGAGATTAAACATGTTGGTAGACTTACTACTAACAACAGAAAATTAGTAGTAGCATACAGAACAATTCCAGGGGAACCGGAAAATTGTTTAGTAATCCATACAGAAAGTTTGGACGCGGCTGATCATGACTCACTAATTAATATGGTTGAAGGAAACGCCGGACAAACTGCAAATGAGTTATCCGATGTTATGGCAAGAACACAATTAACTGA